CGACGCGAGCCGACGCGAGCCGACGCGAGCCGAGCCTGAGCAAATAATGCTTGGCAGCGTTTATCCGCCTTGGCTTATTTGCAGCATTGCAACCAAACAAAGGGCTTTATCATGCTGTTCGTAATTTCTGGGCTTCTAACCGTGTTCGTTATCGCCTTGTTCGCCAGCTAACCGCAAAAAACCGCTCAGGCGGTTCGTAGTTGGCAAGCAAAATTTTTTTAAAATAATGCTATTTTAATGCTTGCAAACTAAAATAGCGGCCGTATAATAGCATTGTTGGTAAGCAATACCGCTTGCCAAAATTACACAAGGCTTTTTAAAATGGTTAAAACAAACAACACCACCACCACCGCTACCGCTACCACCGCCGCCGTTAATGGCACCATTGCAGGCACCTTGGCAGGCTGCCCGCATACCTTGGCCGCGCTGCCCGCTGGCGTTACAAAAAACAGCAAAGCGCTTTGGCTGCAAGGTAACGCCGCGCAATATGCTTGCGCCGCAACACTGGCCAGCTTTATTGCGGCAAATGGTGGCGCTAGTAATGTGGCTTTTGTGCACGTTAAGGGCGCAACGCCTACTGGCTTGCATGGCCTTAACGCCAAGGCAGGCAGTACCCGCGCTAATTGCTTAAATGCATGCGGCAATGGTGCCACCTTACCAGCAGCGCAGGCAGCCGCAAAATTTGGGCCGCAACCGGCTGGCAAGCCCGCACAAAAGGGCAAGCCAAATATTAAAAGCGCATGGGTGGCCATGTTGCAAGGCACGTACAACCCAAGCAAATACCCAATGGCCAAGCCTGCCACAATACTTGTTGCGCTAAAATAAACACTTGCGGCGGGCCAGTAATGGCCCGCCCTTTACTTGCCCTTTACTTTGGTTAAGGTACCTAGGCCAAATAAAGGGCCAGTAAAACCAGGTAAATAAAAAGGGTACACCCCCCTTGCGCGGAGAGAGGTACATAGGCATTAGCATATGTACGGTTCCCCACAAATAATGTAGGTTACAAATCAAATCGGCCGTCGGAGATGATATAATGTCAGATGAGAATGATATTCGTTTGCACCGCGAGATAAGTGAGCTAAGTGCAAAAGTTGAGCGGGTACAGGCTGATGTACAGAATTTGTATAAAATAGTGACGAAGCAGAATGAGTCATTGAACCGTTGGCGTGGTATGGGTGCAGCGTTGACGATGATTGGTGTTGTGTTTGGTGGTTTAGTTGGTGGTGTGTTCAGTTGGTTTGCTACGTTTGTGATGGGAAAATAGTAGAGGTGTGTGATGCCTGATAATTTAGGCGTGAACCTTGATAGTGTCCCAGAGGAAAAGTTAAAATTATTTGCCCGTTTATTGGAGCGTGCTGGTAGTACAGCAAAGGCTGATGCTGCCCAGGCTGATTTTTTAGATTTTGTAAAAGTAGTATGGCCTGAGTTTATAGGTGGTATGCACCATAGTAGAATGGCTGCTGCTTTTAAGCGAATAGCTACGGGTGAAAGTAAGCGGTTAATTGTGAATATGCCGCCCCGCCATACAAAGAGTGAGTTTAGCAGTTATTTATTGCCTGCTTGGTTAATTGGCCGCCGCCCGAAGTTGAAGATAATCCAGACGACCCATACTGCAGAGTTAGCGGTACGTTTTGGCCGTAAGGTACGAAACCTTATGGATACAGATGAGTATAAGCAGATATTCCCAAAAGTGCAGTTACGTGCTGATAGTAAGGCAGCAGGTAGATGGGAAACGGGTAATGGCGGTGAATATTTTGCTGCTGGTGTGGGTGGTGCGATTACGGGCCGTGGTGCTGATTTGTTGATAATCGACGACCCCCACAGTGAACAGGATGCGTTAAGCCCGAGTGCATTAGATAATGCATATGAGTGGTATACAAGTGGCCCCCGCCAACGATTACAGCCTGGTGGTGCTATTGTGATTGTGATGACGCGTTGGGCTGAGAATGATTTAACGGGTAAATTAGTACGGCAGCAGGGCCGCGATATATTGGCTGACCAGTGGGAAGTAATTGAGTTCCCTGCTTTAATGCCAAATGATGAGCCTGTATGGCCCCAGTTTTGGAATAAGAGCGATTTATTAAGTGTAAAGGGCAGTTTATCTGTCGCAAAGTGGGAAGCCCAGTGGCAGCAGAACCCTACCAGTGAAACGGCGGCTATTTTAAAACGTGAATGGTGGCAGCGTTGGGAAGATGAAGAATTACCACCATTAACGTATATTATGCAGAGTTACGATACTGCTTACAGTAAGAAAACTTCTGCTGATTATAGTGCTATTACAACTTGGGGTGTGTTCCAACCTGAAGAGGGCGGTGCTTTTAATGTAATTTTATTGGATGCACGCCGAGGGCGTTGGGATTTTCCTGATTTGCGCCGTGTTGCCCAAGAAGAGTATAAATATTGGGAGCCCGAGTGTGTATTAATCGAGGCAAAAGCAAGTGGTACCCCTTTGACCCATGAGTTACGACAGATGGGTATACCTGTGGTGAATTATAGCCCTAGCCGTGGCAATGATAAATATACCCGTGTAAATACGATTAGCCCTATTTTAGAAGGTGGTTTAGTGTGGGCACCTGATACAAGTTGGGCAGAAGATGTTATAGAGGAATGTGCTGCATTTCCTAGTGGCGAGCATGATGATTATGTTGATACAGTAACACAAGCATTGCGCCGTTTTAGAGAAGGCGGTTTTATAGCACATCCTGAAGATTGGCAGGATGATACTGATAGATATGTTGCCCAGCATGTTTATTACTGAAAGGGTTTAGCATGGCGATGATTGATGATGGCCTGTTTGGAGCGCCGCAGGGTTTACCGGAAGATGAAGGTTTAACCCTTGAGCAGTTATTAGCTGATGAACAGGAAGCTACCCCTGATGATGTTGATGTAGAACTTGTGGAGGATGCCGATGGTGGCGCAACTTTGTCATTCGGTGAAGATGAAATTGCTGGCCCTGAAGCAGGGTTTGATAGCAATTTGGCGGAGATGCTTCCCGAAGAAGAATTAGGACGTATTAGTAGTGAGATACGCGGTAGTTATGAAGATGACCGTGCTAGCCGCGCAGATTGGGAAAAACAGTACACTGATGGTTTAGCCCTGTTAGGTTTGACTTACGAAAATAGAACTGAACCTTTTATGGGCGCAACGGGTGTAGTTCACCCTTTGTTGAACGAAGCTGTAACACAATTCCAAGCTGGTGCTTATAAGGAACTTTTACCTAGCAGTGGGCCTGTCCGTACGACGATTATTGGTACCCCGACCCCTGCCCTTGAACAAGCGAGTCAGCGCGTACAAGATTATATGAATTATAAAATCATGTACGAGATGAAAGAGTACGAACGTGAGTTCGACCAAATGCTGTATTACCTTGGTTTGAGCGGCAGTGCGTTTAAAAAAGTATATTTTGATGGGCAGCTCGGCCGCGAAGTGAGTAAATTTGTACCTGCTGATGATTTGATTGTGAATTATGCAGCTACTGATTTACAAACTGCTGAACGTGTAACGCATGTGTTGCGTATGTCGCAAAATGCAGTGCGAAAACTACAAGTGAGTGGTTTTTATGCTGATGTTGACATTATGGGTGATAGTGGTTATGACCGCGATGATATCCAACAGACGTATGATAAGATCGAGGGCCGTGAATCTATCGGCGATGATGACGAATTAACGTTGATAGAGTGCCATTGTTACTTAGATTTGGAATCTTTTCCGGATAAAGATGCAGATGGCGAAGAAACAGGTATCAAATTACCGTATGTAGTGACAATTTGTACCGATACTGACCAAATTTTAGCTATCCGCCGTAATTTTAAGCAAGATGACCGCCGTAAAGAGCCGCTTGAATACTTTGTGCAGTATAAATTCACTCCTGGCCTTGGTTTTTATGGTTTTGGACTGATCCATTTACTAGGTAATAACAGCCGCAGTGCTACGAGCACCTTACGACAGCTGATAGATGCTGGCACACTCAGTAATTTACCGGCAGGTTTCAAGGCGAGAGGGTTACGCATCAGCGATGATGCAAATCCTATTCAACCTGGCGAGTTCCGCGATGTTGATGTGCCTGGTAATGATTTACGCGGAAGCCTTTTACCGCTGCCTTATAAAGAACCTAGCGGCACATTATTCCAATTATTGGGTTTTGTTGTCGGCAGTGCTGAAAAATTTGTCGGCACCACCGAAGTGGGCGTTGGTGATGCAAACCAAGAGATGCCTGTTGGCACCACTATCGCGTTGCTAGAGCGTGGTGCAAAAGTTATGTCGGCAGTGCATAAGCGTATGCATGCTAGTATGAAGTTAGAACTTCAGCTGTTGGGAACTTTGTTTGCCGAAGGTACACGTAGTTACCCGTATGATGTAGCACCTGCCCAACCAGAAATTGTGCAGCAAGATTTTGATGCACGGGTAGATATACTTCCTGTAAGTGACCCAAATATTTTTAGTATGTCGCAGCGTGTTAGTTTAGCGCAAGAACAGTTCAAGTTAGCTAATGCGGCACCACAAATGCATAATATGTACGAAGCATACCGCCGTATGTATGAGGCATTAGGTGTAACAAATATTGACCAGTTACTCTCCCCACCACAAGACCCTCAGCCTGTTGGTCCCTTACAAGAAAACAGTAATGTGCTTGCTATACCCGATGGTGCACCTGGGCCACAGGCGTTTCCTGAGCAGGATCATCGAGCACATATCAGTGCGCATTTAGCATTTATGCAGGCACCTTTAATTCAAGCACAACCTGCATTAGCGGCTGCCTTACAAAAACATATTTTTCAACATCTTTCATTACTAGCACAGCAAATTGCTCAGCAAGAAGCTGCTGCATCAGGTATGATGTTGCCACCAGAGCAAATGGTGAATGTTGTTGCTGTAAAAGAAGCAGAACTGATGCAAGAGTTTGCGCAACTTATGGCACCACCACAACAGCCAGATCCTATTGTTGCATTAAAGCAACAAGACCTAGCCTTGCGTGAGCGAGAATTATTGGCAAATGCGCAAAATGATGCAGCAGAGTTACAATTAGATAGAGCTAAACTGCTACAAGATGCAAATTTAGCACAAGATCGTATTGATTCAACAGAGGATATTGCTGCACGCCGTGCAGAAGTCGCTTTGTACCGCACAAACCTGCAAGCTCAATTAAAAGCTAGGGGGCAGTGATGAAAGGTAAAGTGACTGTTCCAAACCGTGTAAAAGACCATTTTTTAGCTTACATCAATCCGCAAGAAGCAGAAATGCTTCGCAAAATGGGTGGTGGTATGACTAAAAAAGGCCAACAAAAGATGATGAATGGTGTGCCTTTTTTTGGACCTGGCGATGGTGATCCTACGGCAGAAGGCCAGGAATTTGGCCCGTCGTCAAATCAAGGCAGTACTTCTGATCCTGGACCTGCTCCCGGAGAACCTGAAAGCACTTCCCAGCCAGTAGAAGGGCTATTAGAGTTTGGCCCACAACCTATGGCACCGCAAACGCCGGAAACTCCAGGGCTTGCGGGTGGTATTATGAATCTTTCAAAAAGTATTGCAGATAAAGGTATACTTGGCACACTCGCAGCAGCCGTCAATGCACCTGCGCCTGTTCAGTTAGGTGCTCGCGGCCTTGGTATAATTGGTGGACTTGTAACTCCTGGCCCAGGAATGATTGCGGCAGGGGCTAGTATTCCAAGTTTTCTTGAAGATGCTTTTGGAATCAAAGCAGATATAGATGATCCAATGGCTGCTGAACAGCAATTACTTGAAGACAGTGGTAATTTTGGGAGTCAATAAATTATGGCTGACTTGAATAATGATGGGCTTGTTTCCGAAGAGGAGCTAGAGGCTTGGGACGAACATATGAAGTTCGTCACACAAAAACGTATTGCCATTGGCGCGTTTTTGTTCATGTTAGTTTTGACAACAATTTTGTGCACACCGCTCATAAGTGAGACTAGGCTACAAGCACTGACAGGTTTGATTAGCACAATGTATATTGCGCTAGCTGGTATTGTCGGTGCTTATATGGGTATGTCTGCTTGGATGGCTAAAAGATAATGTTGAGTTTGTTAGGAACACTTTTAGGCTTTGGTACAAGTATTGTACCAGAAATCCTAGGGTATTTTAAACAGCGGCAAGCGAACCAACAACAGCTTGCTATGATGGAAGCGAAAGCTAAGTACGCTACTCAGTTGAGTGAGCTGAAGTTAAAAGAAATTGATGCGCAAGCAGAGATACAAGAAACAAAGAGTTTATATGAACATGACAGATCTGTCGATGCTGGGCCATTTGTCAACGCTTTGCGCGGCAGTGTGCGCCCTGTTCTTACTTACCTTTTCTTCATAACGTTTGCAGGTGTTAAAGGAACCTTGCTTTATACGGCTTTGCAAGAACCAGAGGTAAATTTCAGTGCCGCTGCAATGATGATTTGGGATCCTGAAACACAAGCAATTTTCAGTGCAATCATCGCATTTTGGTTTGGTAATCGCGCTATGAGTAAAGCAAGGGCGAGAACAGATAAAAATGTCTGAAGATCCAAGTATCTTTTTATTTGAACGTCTGCTAAAGAACTTACGGGAACGTCGTGCCAGCTATGAAGAAACGTTAGCATATGGTGCTGTACCCGATTTTACTGCGTTCCGCGAGCTGAGAGCACATATCTCAGAGCTTGGAACAGTTGAACAGGAACTCAGAGACCTGCTTAGAAGGATAACCGATGACCCAGAAGATTCTTGAGACAGCTTATGTTAAAGAAGAAAATTTAGTACTAGACCCTACCCAACTCCCTGATTCAGCAATTGATCGTTTACCACAGCCTACAGGCTGGCGGATTTTGCTATTGCCATTCAAAGGGCAAAAAAAGCAGGGCTCAATTTATTTACCAGACCAAACAATTGAACGCGAAGCTTTAGCGACTGTGTGTGGCTATGTGTTACGTGTTGGCCCCCTTGCTTATAAAGATAAAGATAAGTTTGATGGGCAACCCTGGTGTAAGGAAAAAGATTGGGTGATTTTTGGGCGGTATGCTGGTTCACGATTTAAGATCGATGGTGGTGAAGTCCGCATTTTGAATGATGACGAAATCATAGCAACTATTGCTGACCCCAGTGATATCATCCATATGTGACGGAGTAGGAAATGTCTAGTAGTGAAATGATGCATGATTTGCCTGTGGAAGAAGAGGCAAATATTGAGTTAGAAGATAATACGCCAGAGCCAGAGCCGGAGGCACAGGGTGTTGAAACTAATTCATCTGATGAAAAGCCAAAGGCGAAGGATGATGCGGAAGAATATTCTGAATCGGTACAAAAACGCATAAGCAAGTTGACGAGTCGGATGCGCGAAGCCGAAAGGCGAGAAAAAGCAGCTTTAGATTATGCAACTTCGCTTAAAACGCAATATGATCAAGTTTCAGAGCGTGCAAAACAGTCAGATGAAAGTTATTTGACTGAGTATGATAACCGTTTGAAGGTTTCTGAAAGTACTTTGAATGATCAGTTAAAGCGAGCTATTGAGCTTGGTGATGCTGATGCACAGGTAGAACTTTCTCGTAAGCTGTCAGAGCATGCGCTTGAAACTCAACGATTAGAGTATGCGCGTGAACGGTTACAAACAGAAGCACCTGCTGCGGAACCTGCGGCACCTGCTGCGAATAATGGACAGCAAGCAGCACCTAGCCCGAAAGCAGAGGAGTGGAGTGCAAAGAATGAGTGGTTTGGCACAGATGAGCCTATGACCCTTACTGCCTTCAGCATCCATAAGCAGCTTGTGCAAGAAGAACACTTTAACCCAGAAAGTGATTCGTATTACGCAGAAATTGATAAACGTATGCGTGATACCTTCCCGCACAGGTTTGAATCCCCGACTGTTGTAGAACAAGAAGTAGCAGAACCACCGCAACAACGGACTTCAAATGTTGCTCCGACAGGTCGTGCTTCAAGCACTACACGCAAAAACGGAAAAAAATCTGTCAAACTCACCCCAAGCCAGGTTGCAATTGCTAAGAAACTTGGTGTATCTCTAGAAGACTACGCGAAGCAAGTTGCTTTGCTTGAAACACGGAGCCAGTAATGGTAGACAAAACACCCCGTGCCGCCACTACGAGAACTAATACTTCTCGCCGGAAGCCTTGGAGCCCACCATCCTCATTGGATGCCCCACCCGCACCGGAAGGGTTTATTCATCGTTGGATCCGTGAATCTGTCATGGGTATCGACGATAAAAAGAATATTTCTGGTAGACTACGCGAAGGCTTCGAACTTGTTCGAGCCGATGAATATCCAGACTTTGAAGCTCCGACTGTTCAGGATGGTAAACATTCTGGCGTTATTGGAGTGGGCGGTCTCCTGCTTGCCCGATTCCCCGTGGAAACACGTAATGAACGGGCCGCGTATTTTCAAACACGCGCAAAACAGCAAATGGATGCTGTTGATAATGACCTTATGCGGGAAGAGCACCCAAGCATGCCTATTACTACAGATAGGCAGAGTCGTGTCACCTTCGGTGGAAGACGACCTTCCACTGACTCTGAAACTTAGTATGTAAGGAAGGTTCAAAATGGCAAACAAAGATGCCGCTTTTGGTCTTCGTATGTATTCCATGCTGGGTGAGGGTACCAATTCTAACGGTGTTTCCAGGTTCAAAATCCAAACCACTGGCACAACTGGCACTTCTAGCACGATTTTCCAGGGCACTCCAGTGATTCCGCTTGCTAACGGTATGATTGATATCGTTGGTAATGCAAATGGTGGAACTGTTCCGTTGCTTGGCGCTTTCATGGGCTGCGAGTACATCGACCTCGATGGTAAGCCAAAGTTCGCTAACAATTGGCCTGGTACTTCTGCTGTCAAATCAGGAACAGCAGCAACCGCATTGATCGCAGCAAACCCAGAGCAGTTATTTCTAATTAACTGTGATGCTGCTGCAACCGATGCTTCTATTCATGCCAATGCTAACTTTGCTACTGCTACTTCTGGTGATGCCACTACTGGTATTTCAACCGGTGAGTTAGCTGTCAGCACGGTTGCTACGACCAACACACTTAATATGCGTATTGTTGGGTTTGAAGATAGCCCATCAAATGCAGATACTGGTGCTGCGGGTATGTTGGCCATCGTCCTTCTCAACAACCACTTTTATCGTTACAATGCTAACGGTACTGGTGCCGGTGTATAAGGAGATAAGCGATGCCAATTAGCCGTTCACAATTAATGAAAGAGCTTGAGCCTGGTCTTAACGCTCTTTTTGGTCTTGAGTACAGCCGCTACGAAAATGAGTGGAACGAAGTTTTTGATACCGAAAGCTCCGACCGCGCATTTGAAGAAGAGGTTATGCTGTCAGGGTTCGGTCAAGCCCCAGTGAAAACTGAAGGTGCCGCCGTCACTTTTGATACCGCAAACGAGTCATTCACAGCTCGTTACACACATGAAACCATCGCACTTGCGTTTGCGATTACTGAGGAAGCAGTAGAGGATAACCTTTACGATCGTCTCAGCACTCGTTACACTCGTGCGCTGGCACGCTCAATGGCGAACACCAAAGAAGTTAAAGGTGCAAATATTTTGAACAATGCGTTCAACAGCAGCTTTACTTTTGGTGATGGCAAAGAGCTTTGTGCGACTGATCACCCCACATTGGGTGGTGGTAACTTCCGCAATGAGCTTACTGTTGCAGCGGATTTGAATGAAACTTCGCTCGAGCAGAGCATGATTGACATTGCAGCGTTCATTGATGAGCGCGGCCTGTTAGTCGCTGTGCAGGGTCGTAAGTTGATTATCCCACCTGCGTTACAGTTTGTTGCCGAGCGTTTGACTGCTACGCAGTTACGTCCGGGTACTGCGGATAATGATATTAACGCAATGCGTAATATGGGCATGCTGCCTGAAGGTTATGTAATTAATCATTACTTGACTGATACGGATGCGTTCTTTATCAAAACCGATAGCCCCAATGGGTTCAAACACTTTGAGCGTTCCCCTGTTCGTACTTCTATGGAAGGCGATTTTGATACAGGTAACGTTCGTTACAAAGCACGTGAGCGCTATAGCTTCGGCGTTAGTGACCCACGTTGCGTGTTTGGTTCTCCAGGCGCATAAATACTTTGAAGAGGGGGACTTGTGTCCCCCTCTTTTTTTGCCTACACTAGCGTACCCTGACAGCATTTGCTGACACTAGCCACGACAGGAGTATGACATGGCTGTACATTTCACTGGCCCAGTTTTGTTTGCCGGTAAAAACAATTCCAATAAATGGTTTGAAAACCTCCCAGTAAGTGTAAATCCAGATTATCTGGTTTACATGGATGATTTTACTGGTGTGGCGCTTGATGCTACCAGTGACTGGACTGTTGTAAAAGATTCCAGTGCAACTGCTGCACTTGGTGCAGATGCTGAAAGTGGCACCCTTGTGCTTACTTCACAGGCGACTACAGATAATGATGGTGCCAGCGTTCAAGGTAATGAGATTTTTGCACTCGCCTCTGGCCGAGACATCTGGTTTGAAACTAAGCTAAAAGTTGGTGATAGTGAGGGCAGTGCGATTGAGCTTTGTGTTGGCTTGACTACAAACTTTGCTACAAACCCAGAAGCGATGTTGGCTGCTGCTGACCGTATTGTGTTTCAAGTTGATGATGGCGACACAAATATTGATTGTGTCACTGAAAAAGACGGTACAGCTACCACGACTGATTCAGGTATTGACATCAGCGATGATACTTTTGTCACACTTGGGTTTCATGTGAAGGGTACTGGTTCTGTTGAGTTTTTTGTCAACCGAGCTCTAGTTGCAACGCATACTGCGAATATTCCAGATGATGAAAACCTTGCTATTGGTGCGATGGAATTTTCTGGTTCAGCAACGGGCACAAAATCAGCAACGATCGATTACTTATTCGCTTGCCAAACGCGATAGGAGTAAATGATGGCTGAACGCAAAAGGGCCAGAACTAAAGCAGGGCATTATGTTGCAGATGACCCCAACACCCCAGAAAACGAAGCCTGGGTTGAGGAAACACCTGCAAAAAAGACAAAAAAGTCTGCCGCTGCGAAGGTTTCTTTGCCCCCAGTTGGAAGTGCTGAACGTAAAGCGATGATCTTACGTGGCGAGCTTGAGGAGTAAATAATGGCAGATGCAGTCACTTCGCAGACAATAGTTGATGGACAAAAGACTGCTGTACTCAAGTTCACCAATGTATCTGACGGTTCTGGCGAAGCAAATGTAGTTAAAGTTGATGTTTCTGCTCTAGCCAGTTTGCCTAATGGAACAGTTTGTTCTGGTGCAACTATTGAAAAAATTTGGTGGCAATGTAACGGCATGAAAGTGCAGTTGCTTTTTGACGCATCATCAAATGTGTTTTGCATCGAGTTAGGTGAAAACCAAAGTGGGTATCATGATTATTCACTTTTTGGTGGCCTTACCAATAATGCAGGCAGTGGGAAAACTGGTGACATATTGTTCACCACAGTTGGCCATACTGCTGCAGATACATATACAGTGATCATTCAGGTGAAAAAAGAGTACGCTTGATGGCTACTACTAAGGATGTGCAGAGGCTTGCTAGTGGCCGTGTAAAGTATCGCGGTGAAAGTTTCGCTGGATTCAACAAGCCAAAGCGCACTCCTGGCGGTAAGAAAAAATCTGCCGTACTTGCTAAAAAAGGCAAAGAGGTGAAGTTGGTTCGTTTTGGTGATCCTAACATGACTATCAAAAAAGATCAACCAGGGCGCAGGAAAAATTTTAGAGCGAGACATAATTGTGACACTGCTAAGGACAAATTTTCCGCGCGTTACTGGTCTTGCAAAGCCTGGTAGAAGGAGAAAAGCTATGCCTGGTACAATGCCAAAAGGACTTAAGAAGTTTCTTGATATGAAAAAGAAAGCAAAAAAACCCACTGCGGCGAGTAAGGCTGGTGCTAAAGCCAAGCCTCGCAAAATGAAAATGGGTGGGATGGTCAAAAAAGCTAAGTACTGATGGCACTCCTTACGGAAAATATACCTTTCAAAAGGTTATTAATCCGTAAAGAGTACACTACTGCGAACAAACGTGGACATGGTGAATACTTACAAGGATTTGTCCATGCAGTAACAGCTTACATGGGTAAGCAGCTGAGCTTTCAAGTTTGTTTCACAGAAGAGGGTCTCGGTGGTTACGGATGGAGCCGCATGCCACTGAGAGCATTAGTCACGAAAGATTGTGAGGATGATTTTTCTGATTACCAAATACAGCCCTGGGATTGCAGTTCGTTTGAGTTTTCTGTAGTTCGGTTTGATATGTTTGCAGACATGCCTATGTTTGCTCTCATAGAGGGTGTAAAAGTTCCAGGAAGGTATTGGTTTTCAGTTGACTATATGAACAGTATGTATGCGGATGATCATCGGCAAAACAAAATCACGCATTTGTGCTGTTTAGATACGGGGCATATAGTTGGCGTACCAAACAATCGGGCGCAGTTTTATGACCCAGCGTTTTTTGAACTTGGTGGTGAGCGACCAGATTTTGAGCCGATGCACAGAGCGTTTAGCTCTGAAAGCGAGGAGTATCGTGATATAGATGAAGTGTTTGATAATCTTCATCTCCCACAAGATGAGTAGATAGATGGCTTTTTCTGAATCAAAAAACTTTTCGCTTGATATAGCTGATTACATTGAAGAAGCCTATGAGCGGTGTGGTGTTATACCCCGCACAGGTTATGATCTAACTTCTGCAAAACGTTCACTGAATATTCTGTTTGCTGATTGGGCGAACAGGGGGTTGAACAGGTGGACAATAGAGCAAAAAACACTGAAGCTCGTCGCAGGAGTGAACACATACCCTGTTGGTGATCTGGTAGCGACGGTAGCAGCAAGCGGCAGCTTTACGCTAGGTGAAACCATCACAGGCAGTTCTAGCGCCGCCACAGCACAGATTACAGCAAAGCCTAGTGCTACTCAACTTACTGTTGCAGTGCCCACAGGAACATTTACAGCAAGTGAAACGTTGACTGGCGCAACGAGTGGTGCCACCACGACGCTTTCTAGTGCGTTAGGTTTTGAAGATGTTCAGGCATCAATTGACGTATTGTCTGGCGTGCTCCGGCAAAGTACAGGAACTACCTCGCAAGCGGATACAACACTTAGCCGTATCAGCCGCGACCAATACCTCAACTTGAGTAATAAGTTGACACAAGCGCAGCCTACACAATTTTATGTTGATAGACAGATAACTCCGCAGATACGGTTTTGGGCAACGCCAGACCAATCTTCAGTCTATGAGTTTGTGTATGATAGGTTGACTCGCATTGATGATGCCGATGATTTTACAAATGAAACGGAAGTTCCTTTTCGGTTCTATCCTTGTTTAGCAGCAGGATTGGCGTACTATCTATCGATGAAACGCAATCCGCAGTTGACGCAATTGTTAAAAGCGCAATACGAAGAAGAGTTTGAACGTGCCGCAGCAGAGGATAGAGATAGGGCCGGTTTGAGCCTTATTCCTGCTAAAGATTTTTACGGGTTTATAAACGTATGAGTAATTTGTTTGCCAGTGGCAGATACGCACAAGCGATATGTGATCGCTGTGGGCAGGCTTATCGTTATACTGAGCTGCGCAAAGAATGGAATGGGTTGAAAGTTTGCGGTGAGTGTTATGAACCAAAAGCACCACAGCTTGAGTCGACTGTTCCGCCGCCAGATGCACAAGCTCTTTTTGAGCCTAGAACAGATAGAAAAGAGCCGATGCTTGTTGTTGTTGGTGATGGCAAAATTTTTCCACCGTCTGCTTCTGCAAAAGGGCTTGCAGGATTAGCCTCGGTGGGAATTGTATTGGTGGTGGTATCATGACGTTCACATATGCAGAATTAAAAACAGCGATACAAGATTACACTGAAAACACAGAAACAACTTTTGTGAACCAGCTAAATACTTTTATAAAAAATGCGGAACAGCGAATCTTTACAGAGGTGCAGCTATCCATTTTCCGCAAAAATGCCTCTGGTAATTTTACAGCGAACCAAAAATTTCTTGTGTTTCCTATTGATTTTCTGGCTGCTTTTTCTCTATCGATCATAAATAATTCACAGCAAGAGTTTTTGCTGCGTAAAGATGTCTCGTTTATACAGACAGTCAACCCTAATAGTGCTACGACAGGCACGCCTAAGTATTATTCGCAGTTTGATAATCGCAACTTTATCGTTGCTCCAACACCAGACCAAGCCTATCAAGCAGAGTTTCATTATTATTATCGACCTGCTTCGTTAACCGCAGGTGCAGATAGTGAAACTACTTGGTTGAGTAATTATGCGCCGTTAGCACTTTTGTATGCATCGTTATATGAAGCATATACGTTCATGAAAGGTGAAACAGATGTGTTGCAAAATTATCAAAGCCGTTATGCTGAGGCACTTGCACGATTAAAAGAGTTTGGTGAAGCAGATGAAGTCACAGATGCGTATAGAACAGGACTTGTCATGAGGCAGAAAAGTTAATGTTTAGTGTAGAGGTTGCTACAGATATCGGTTCTGTTGGTGTTGCTACAACATCAAACAAGGGGCACTCAGTTGAAGATGTAGCTGAGATGTGCCTGAGTAAAATACTTCAGGTTTCTGACTCAGCGCCGCCAGAAATTCAGCAACAAGCAAGGGCGTATTGCGATACGTTGCGGAATGTTTTAGTCTACTATATGAAACAAGCTATCGTTTCTGATAGAACGACTGTTTATAATCTGCTAAAACAACAAGGCCATGATGATTTAGCAGAGTTGATTAGGAGAATATAAATGGCGATTACACAAGCGATGTGCACATCTTTCAAAGTTGAGCTGCTCAAAGGCGTTCATGATTTTACAAACAGTAGCGGTAACACTTTCCAGTTAGCACTGTATACCAGCAGTGCGTCACTTGATGCCGCAACAACTGCATATACAACTTCAAATGAAGTTTCGGGCACGGGGTACACAGCAAAAGGCGGCACGCTAACAAACGTGACACCCGTAGCATCAAGTACAACAGCATTAGCAGATTTTGCTGACCTGACATTTAGTACAGTCAGCATCACTGCTCGCGGTGCTTTGATTTTTAATGAGACAGCCGCAGGTGATCCTGCCGTTTGCGTGTTAGATTTTGGCAGTGATAAAACAGCTAGTGCTGGTGATTTCACAGTGCAGTTTCCCACAGCAGATGCTTCAAACGCAATTATCAGGATTGCATAGGATGAATCTATGGCTCTGGTCGTAAAAGATAGAGTACGCGAGACTTCCACAACTACCGGCACTGGTACACTTACCCTTGCTGGCGCTGTGACAGGTTTTGATGCTTTTACCGAAGTCGGTAATACGAACACAACATATTTTACGATTGTGCATCGTGACGCTGATGAATGGGAAACGGCGCTAGGTACTTATACAGCTAGCGGCACGACATTGAGCCGAACTACTGTACTAGCCAGCAGTAATAATGGTTCAGCTACAGATTTTTCTGCCGGCACAAAAGATGTGTTCTGCGTGTATCCTGCTGGTAAGGCTGTATTTGCCGATGCCGCTGGAGCAGTGAATATAACTAATGTTGCGGTAACGGGTGGCAGTGTTGCTGGAATTACTGATCTAGCTGTAGCTGACGGTGGTACAGGCGCGAGTGATGCGGGTACAGCCAGGACAAACCTGGGTGTTGCTATCGGCTCTGATGTTCAAGCTTATGATGCTGGCCTAAACAGTATCGCCGGTCTGACGACTGCTGCCGACAAAATGATCTATACGACTGGATCGGACACTTATGCCGTGACGAATATCACGGCGGCTGGGCGTGCGATCTTAGATGATGCCGATGCTAGTGCTCAACGCACATCACTTGGTGTTGCTATCGGTTCTGACGTTCAAGCCTATGACGCCGGTTTGAACAGCATCGCCGGTTTGACGACTGCCGCTGATAAGATGATCTACACCACTGGTTCGGACACTTATGCCGTGGCCGATCTTTCGGCACAGGCTCGCAGTTTGCTGGACGATGCAGATGCTGCCGCTATGCGGTCCACGCTCGGCCTTGGCACAGCCGCTACAAGCGCGTCTAGTGCTTTCCTGGCGAGCGCGTCGCCTTCGGTGTCTAGCGGCACGTTGACGCTTACCAGCAGCGGTTTAACCTTCTCTGACGGCACAACACAAACGTCATCAAGCTCAGGCAGCATGTCTGATCTGTCAGACGACTCGTCGCCAAGCTTGGGCGGTAATTTAGACACCGCAGGTTTCGATATCGTTACCGCGTCGAATGCCAATCTTGACCTAGCTCCAAACGGCACTGGCTATGTTGTTTTGCGCGGCAACACAAACAGCGGCAAACTGATGTTGAATTGCGAAAGCAATTCGCACGGCGTCAGCATCGCCAGTCCACCACACTCTGCCGGTGCTACATATGACCTGACCCTGCCAACCAGCCTGTCCGCCGGTGCGTTGTACACTTCAAGCGGTGGTCAACTTTCCACCGGCGACTTGCCAGTGGCCGATGGCGGAACGGGGGCGTCTGACCAAGCGGGAGCGCGTTCAAACCTTGGTCTTGGCACTATGGCCACCGCTGCGACAAGTGATTATGTGGCAAAGGCTGGCTCAACAATGACTGGCCAGTTGGTGCTGTCGTCAAATGGCATCCAATTCAACGATGGTACGACACAAACCACGGCTGGCTCGGGTGGTGGGCTTACAGTTCAGGACGAGGGAAGTGCTTTGTCCACCCAAGCTCAGACCCTCAATTTTGTAGGTTCTGGCGTCACGGCTTCTGGCACAGGTGCAACCAAAACCATCACCATATCTGGCGGTGGCAGTGGAGGCGTGTCCACAGGCAAGGCCATCGCAGTGGCCATGATTTTCGGCTAGGAGCAAAAAATGGCAAACCCAAATATCGTCAACGTCGCAACGATTAATGGTCAGACGACGACAGCCACATTAACTACAAGTGCTGCAAGCATTGTAAGTAATGCGGCTTCGTCTGGAAAAGTTTTCAAGATCAATACAGTCCTCTGTTCCAATATTGACGGCACATCTGCAGTGGATGTTTCAGTAGCTATTAACTCTGCTGCTGCCGGCGCAGGAAGTGACAAATTTTTTGCCAAGACTGTAGTAGTTCCAGCGGACAGTTCACTTGTCATTATTGATAAAAATTCTGCGTTTTATTTGCTAGAAGATAAATCCATCACGGCTTTAGCATCGGCAGCATCCGATTGCGATATTATGATCAGCTATGAGGAAATCAGCTAGATGGCGCGTATCATCGGAGGCGTCGATCCAGCCAACGATCACAGTTTTTCGTCGGTTTGGAATTTGAACAGCGATATTGTTTCACAATCGTTCAACGATGATACGTGGCCCCAACTGCTTGAGCCTAACGTGACTATAAAGGCTTGGGGTGCTGGCGGCGCTGGCGGATATTGGAATGGCGGCACAGCCGGAAACGGCGGTGCCGGAGGGTTTGCAAAGGGCACGATCGCTCTCACGCCAGGGACGTCGATCTACATTGTGGTTGGTGCTGGCGGTACTGTTAATGGCAGCACTTTATCTTCTTCAGCCGGAGGTAATGGTGGCGTTCCGAACGGCACCAGTGCCCATAAAGGCGGGTCTGGCGGCGGTTTTGCTGGCGTATTCCTTGGCAGCACAACTAGTGATGTTACTCAAGCAAACGCTTTATTAATCGCGGGCGGCGGCGGTGGCGGCGGATCATATGACCGCACCGGCGAAGATGAATCGGGCGGCGGCGGTGGTGGCTCGTCTGGCGCTGCTGGTGTAAACTCGCCGAACGGTGGTGGCGGTGGCACGCAGAGCGCAGGCGGTGCGGCGGGTGCCACCGCGACCGCAGGCAGTGCGCTGCAAGGCGGGGCATCTGAAGCTAATTATGGAATGTATGGTGGCGGCGGAGGCGGCGGCTACTGGGGTGGTGGCGGCGGCGGTGTCGACGACAGCGACGATGAGGAAACCGGTGGCGGCGGAGGCGGCTCAGGTTTCGTCAAAAGTACGATGGTTACAACAGCCAATCTAGCTGGGAATAACGGCACTGCGGGCAGCGCGACCGGTTATCAGACAACTATCAATTCCAGTGCTGATACTCCTAGCGTCACCAATACCGGCAAGGGCGGTGGTTACAATAGTGCTGGCTTTGCAGGCTTGGTCGTCGTCACGGATGGCGTCGGAACTCGTACTTTTACGAGTAGCCAAACGGTAACAATCCGCACTCCTACTCCGGTCACAGTTACGGCGGAAGTTTTTGGTGCGAGCGGCGGCGGCGGTAATAGCACCACATCCGGCAATGGCGGTGACGGCGGAATTGTTAAAGCGTCTAAGTCTTTAACAACTGGAGACGTTTTAAAAATCGTCGTCGGAAATGGCGGTAGGGGTTGGTATAAAAATAACACTGGCGCACTGGAAGGCAACACCAGCGACCCCATGCGCGGTGGGTATATATATTCGGATGAAACCAATCAAACAGGCGGCCAGGGCGGCTCCGGCTCTGGCGTATTTGTTACAAGTGTAACTCAAGGTAACGCACAAGTCGTTGCCGGTGGCGGCGGTGGCGGATGCGGAAACAACACTGCCGACGGCGGTGACTCACACACAGGGACTGGCGCAACAGACAGCCTGAATGGCTCAGACGGTGGCGGTAATGCAACGTACCTAGGTAAGGGTGCTGACGGTGCCTCTGGTGGTGCGGCAGTAGGAGATGGCGGCGGAGCAGGCTCAGCCTTGATTGGCGGTTATTCGGGGACTGCATCATCGGTATCCGACGGATATTCATCTGGCGGGTCAGGAGGGGGTGGCTATTACGGCGGCGGCGGAGCAGACCACGGCGGATCTGCCTCCGAACAAGGCGGTGGTGGCGCTGGGTCAGGCCATGTGGATAGCACCTGGACTCGTCTTGCAGCAACCGGCATGACGCCAAAAGCAGGCGCTAATTCAGCAAACACAAACAGCAGTTACCCCAATGGCGCGAACGGCGAGGTCAAAATCACCGACGGAGCCGGTACGACAACCTACAGCACACCTGGCACATTTGATCATACGGTCAGCTAGATAGAAAAGAGTTACTAAATGGTTATGTATAGCTTAAATGGAGGTTATCCAGTTACAGCGATGCCGCACCGGATTCGCAGGACAAATGGTTTAACTTACACTGCGGAGGCGGTGTTAGAAAACCTCGACGACCCCACTCACCCCTATACTGAGGTCGCTGATCGCCCGTCCTACAATGCTGAAACGCAAACCGTTGATTGGAGCGGAACCGGTTGGATTGTGAGCGATTTGCCAGCTTCCGCGGAGCCATCTTCAGCGCCAAGCAGTATCAGTGGCTCTGATGACGCTGACACAGTGGGCGAAGGATAACATGGCTAGTTCGGCGAGCGCGAGGTTGCAACTCGAACTTATGGCCGCCGGCGATTTTGATTTGCCTTGGACAGGAACTGGCTGGCAGCCTGTCAGTAACGGTAGCTAATAATGTTCAGTTTTCACCCGTTTTCAAACTCTGGATTTAGTTCTCTTGGTGAAAATGAGTTCGTCACAGTAACGGGTGTTGCTGGAACAACCGGCCTTGGAACTATAGTTTTCAACGAAACAGTCGCCGTAACGGGTGTTGCTGGAACAACCGGCCTTGGAACTATAATTCTCCCCGAAACAGTCGCCGTAACGGGTGTTGCGGGTACGACTGGACTTGGGAACGGATCTATAATTCTCGACGAAACAGTCGCCGTTACAGGTGTTTCTGGAACAACTGGCCTTGGAACTATAGCTCTCCCCGAAACAGTCGCTGTAACGGGTGTTGCGGGTACGACTGGACTTGGGAACGGAACTATAGCTCTCCCCGAAACAGTCGCCGTAACGGGTGTCGCGGGTACGACTGGACTTGGGAACGGAACTATAGTTCTCAACGAAACAGTCGCCGTAACGGG